CGTGACGGGTCGAATCCCAAGGAGTCTGCTGCATCCAGCAGCAGGGTCTCCAGGAGAACTACTTGGCTTTTCATTCCGTCCCCTTTCTGGGGTCTCGGGATCCAAGCCATCGTGAATCAATGAGGTCGGGGAATTACTCCTAGGCGGATGCCGAAGAGCGCCGACCCAAGAAAGCTCCTGCGAGTGCGCCGATTGCGAAACCGGTAGCACCCATAAGGAGGATGATGGATACGTAAAGAATCGTCTCCATCTTTCTTGTCAGTTCTCACCAGCCGCGAGCTTCTTCAAGTTCGCGTTGGTGGAAGCAGTCTCCCATGTGTTGAGTGCGACTTCAGCGGCCTCGATATCGGCGTCGGTAATCCCAGTGATGGGACGATCGAACGTCTTCGAGACCATGTAGCCCTGAACGGTCACGAGCCCCGTGAGGGGATCGGTCACGTTCTTCTTCACATAGAGCCTTGCCACGTTCCGACGGCGCTTTGCGGTGCCGCGGGGATCGAGGGTGAGCTCAATGGTGCCATCTGCCGACTTGAACGAACCGACCGTCGTACCCGTGAGGATACGAACGAGCGGCGTCGTCGTGCCGGAGATGGTGATTGACTGCGGATCATTGAATGCCACGATGGGCTCCTACTCTGTGTGGGTGTGCCTGGGAGGTTCCCAGGCCGGATACACCCTGTTGAATTGTTGTGAAGTTGATGTTCAGTTGTTATTCAATTGTTCATCAACGGTGCCGGGCAAGCCCGAGCGCGATGAGGATCGCGAACTGAGGAGCACTCAAGCTCCCTAGCTGCGTACCGAATCCGAATGGAGTTGCTCGATCACGAACACGTTGGACGGTGCTGAAATACCCATTGGGTCTCAGCACTTTCTCATAACGTGTTTTCCATGCCGTACCCGCGAGGGTTGCCGACACGAGCTCCTGCTCTTGCACGCTAGTTAGTTGCGTGGTAAAGTAGGCGTAATCAACGGCATGCCTCCCTGTGAGGGGAGACAGCACATGCGCGTTGCTGATTGAGTTGCCAATGTTAGCAGCCCAGTCAACGAGCCATGACCACGGCGTCAGTTCCCACAGAATCGTAGGATCATCAACCAAGCCAAGTTGTCGTAGGACCTCTTCTGCCCTCTCTACAAACCCATTGCTCTTACTGCTCGGCTTAACCAACGCCGAATAGCGAGACGAGAATCTGTAGTCCTCGGATACGAGGATTTTCTCACGAGTAGTCCACGTGTGCGGAGCAAGAAAACTCTCCGTTCCACTTGTGTACTGGAACTTCTCACCCGTACCAGCGACTAGCTGGCGGTGGGTAAGGGTCCGTCCGGAATAGTCGGCAATAGCCGACGCAGCCGAAGGACCATCCCATGCGCGATGACGCCGGTTCGACTCGGAATAGACCATGCGGTCCAAACCGATGAAAACCTTAATCATGTTTGCATACTCTTGAATAAGAGGCATCCAGCCGAACTGTATGTTCAAGTACTCGCCCCCCACATAATTCAGGGAGCGGGTTTTGTTCTTGTAATCAAACAGTACACGGCGGTAGTTCTTGAGAAGTGACGGTATGTCTCCTCGCAACAGTTCAATTACTGTCGTAAGGATATGGGCCGTCGGCCTCTCAGGAGCAGAATCAGTGAAGAAAGCGTTCGCAGTTCCCTGTCTTTGTATCGCAGTCGTCAGACTAGCGGTCGAACTCAAATATGGGTAAGTAATCCATGAATGGTTCGTGACTTTGGGTGTAGCGTTCGTTCCAGCACTGACAAAGGCTGTTCCACGCATCGCCTGATACGCCAAGTGTGGCGCGTCTGGGTATTGCGTGGACCAGTCAAACTCGACCTCTATAGGAAACCGCAGCATCTTCATGGTGCTGAATAGGTGTCCAGAGTCCGAGTTGGAGGTCCGATCAGTGGATTGTGCTCCCGACGCAGTTTCCGCCGGGTAAGCAGCGCGCATGACTTCCTCGTAGTACCGCTTCCGGTCTGCGAGCTTGTCAACAAGGTTCCCGTTGTTTCTAGGTCCCTTGATCCCAAACACCGAGGTGTCACTGGGTGCGACGTCACTGGCCGAATGACGGCCAGTCCTCCACGTGTATACGTGCTCGACCATCCGAGGAAAGTTAATTGCGAAGTCAGAATGGGTAACTACTCCATTATTGACGTTGCGTGACTCTCGGTGGACAGAAACGTTGTGATCCTCTCGGGTCCTAACGTTGTGCACGTACGGCATACAGTTCTCCAAACTGTGATTCGACGAGGCCCCC